TTCATCGCTTCGAGGTCAGGCTTCGGCTCCGCGACCGGGGTGGGCGTCGCGCGAGGCGCAGCCTTAGGTGCGGGTTCCGCTGCCTTCCGCTGCATCTCCGCTCGCTTCTCGAACGCGTTCTTTTTCTGTCGGTTTGTCGCCACGTACATGAGTTTACCTCCAAAGAGTGAAAGGGGACCCCAGTCGGGGTCCCCTTGGGTGTTTAGAAGCCGGGATCGATCGTGCTGCCACCGGCCATAGCGGGAGCGCCGCCACCGACAGGCGGGAACTCGGTGACCGCCATGGCCCCGTCACGCGGAGCCTTGAACGACCAGGCAACTTCGATCTGCGGGTTACCCTCGCGGTCGGTCTGCGCTTCACCGTTGCGCTTGGCAACCTGCGTCTTCGCGGTCACGGTCTTGCCGATGATGGCGCGGGCGATCTGGTCAAGCGTCGGACGCTGGCTGACGAGGACTTCATCGGAGATCCCGAACGCCTTCATGTTCTGCATGAACATCGACGCGTTGGCCTCGGTCATGTAGATGCGGTGGGCGTACGTCGTCGGACGCTTGCCCGCGTGCTCGCCTTCGGTGATCTTGAGTCGCATCTCGATCTGCGGCGTTTTCTTCTGGCTGGACTCGCCGGACTCGGCGGATTCGACGCGGACCTGATAGGTACCGATCGGCGCGCACTCGGTGAATCCTTCGGTCTTGGCCTTCGCGACAAGGACATCCCACGGGACAGTAGTCATGATGTGTGTTCCTTACTCCGACTTGAAGCCGGGGAAGATCTGGCCCATCATCTCGGTGATGTTGGGGTTTTCGATGGCGTTCGTCGTGAACCGGTCTTCGAAGTGCGAACCGGTGATGTAGTTCGGGTTCGGCTTCACCATAAGCGAGCGAACCAACGGGCTGTCAGCGGCAATGATGCCATCCGCGTTCGGGACCTGCTTGACCGTGAGGCAAGCCGTGGTGTTCATCCAATAGGCGATGCCCTTGCGGAGCGCGCCTTCCATGTTCGGAACGTACTTGCCATCCTGCCGGAGGTCGCCTTCGGCGGTGAACACCGCAACCCGGAACGGATTGCGAACGTCCTTCACCATGTCGCGGAACCGCTGCACCTTCTCAGACATGCGGGTCAGGAGCTGCCCCCAGTCCGAATACTGCTGGTTCCCGGATTGGAACCCCGGAAGCGCCTCCTTGCAGCGTTTCTGGAGTTGCGTCACGGAGTCGACCACGATGGATTGGAACGGGTGATCAGGCTGGATGGTCCACTGGATGACCTGTTCGACGGTTTCCCATCGAAGCACGTCGACCACGCAGATGTCCCAGGTTCCGTCAGCCTTCGGGGGAGCCTCTTTCGGGTCCCACCACACGACGCGGTAGGGCTGGTTCGGGTTGTTGGGGTTCTTGCGCCCCTCGAACGCGTTCCAGCTGCCTTCGGCGTCGAGTGCGAGCACCGGCCCGGGGCAGCTCGCCCCGAGCGTCGACTTTCCGCGCTTGGTTTCGGCGTACACGAGAAACGTCGCGTTATGGCGCGGGTTTCTGTCTTCGGTCATCTTGTCCTTCCTCTTTGTCCTAGGTCTGAATTATATCATGCCGCGTATCTGGCGAGCGGGTCACGCTCTGCGAACTCCTCCCGCACCATGTCCTCAGCTCGTGACCCGTCGTCATAAAGCGGGCATAGTGTGAAAAACTGACACTTCCAAGAACATGAGTCATCGGGGCTCGGCTCCGCAATGTGCGCCTGCTCTTCGACTGTGGCGTCCTTGAGCAACGCCTCAAGCTCGAAAATCTTTGTGATCTTGCGCTTCATGTGCAACTCGTACGAGGCGATCTGGTCTTCGTTGTGGTTCACCTCGTATCGAGCGTAGAACGGAGGCTTCGCCTGCTTGCCGCGTTTGACCTTCTTAAGCACGTTGTACAGCGCGCCATCGCTCCATGTACCCGCCGGTTGCGTCATGCGTTCCAGCCACGCGTAATGGAGCATCTGGGGATTCATGTGCAACGTACTGAGTGCGGAGACAAGGCTAGCAGCCGTCTTGTGGTCTACAAAGAGCCGCGCGCCGTCCATGAGCCGGAGGATACGAGCGTCGAGCTTGCCGACGACTTCGAACTCTCCGAACTTCGACACGATCTCAGGTGCGAAATCCGAACCGCGAACCGACACGATTTCCTCAATCGCGGTGAACTCGATACCGGCGTCAACGCCTGACTCCGCAACCCAGTCTGCGTAGCCTTCCAGCATCGCGCGCTCAAGCTCGGAGTCTTTCTCGAACGCTTTCGCCACTTCGACATCAGGATAGGTACCGAGTTCGGTGCAATTATCCAGATACGCGTTCCAGTCATTGTCCTGCTCGGACTTGAGTTCGTTAAGGTACGTCTCCGGATCGGGTCCGTAAAACACCTCGAGCGCGGCGTGTACGCGGCTGCCGGACTTGAGTGGCCCCGAAGGGTTAAGCGTGATCGGTGACAGCCTTCGGTAGCTGGACAAATACCAGCGTCGGTTGCACTGGAACTCCTTAAACTCACTCTGGCTGAACCGTCTCACGTTCCCTCTCCTCCTTCACTTCAGCCTCGTACCTCGGTGCCCAGCGTTCCACAAACGTTTTGAGGTTCGCGATGCGTTTGCGCTTCTTCTCTTTGGCGATGTACTCCGCTGTGGCGCGCGGGTCGTTGTAATTTAGGCTTGGCATCCTATCCTCCCATCAATCCGGTAGCTTCGATCCGGGCCGCTTCCGCGTCCAGATCATCCGTGGTCTTGCCGAGTGCGAGGAGCTTAGCGCGGTCTCGCACGATCTCCTCAAGCCGCTCAGCCTTGTCGTACAGCCTTTCGAGCTGCGACTCCTCGATCGTGCCAGCGGCAACGAGGTCGATGATGGTCACCTTGTCGTGCACTTCGGAGCCGATGCGGTGGATGCGGTCGACACCCTGGTTATTGTCGATGGCGCTCCAGCTTCTCTGAAGTCGAACCATCGTGTCCGCGCGCGTCAAGTTGAGCCCCACTCCGCCCGCTTTGTATGTGAACAGGATATGGTCGATCTTCCCGTCCTGGAACGCCTGAACCGCAGCGTCCCTCTCGTCCCCTGACACGCCACCGGTCACCCGAGCGAACGGGATACCGGCATCGGTCATACGCGTGGCCGCGAGGTCGATGAGCTGTCGGTGTTCGGCAGCGATCACCATCGGCTTGTCCGGTTCGTCTTCGATGATCGACATGAGTTCATCGATCTTCGAGGACTTCGGACTGTCGGTAAGCGACACGATCCACGTGGCGGGGTCTTCGGGAGTCTCCCCCTGTTCGACCTCGCAGTAGGCGGACGCGAATTGCAGCAACCGGGTTGCTCCGGCCAGGTTCCCGTTGGCAACGAGCACCGTGCCGTCCTCAAGCACCGTCACGAGCTGTTCGGCGATGTCCTTGTACGCCTTCGCCTGCTTGGGGCTCATCTCGACATCGCGTCGCATGAACACCTTATCGGGCAACTGCTTGAGGACATCGGCCTTGATCATGCGTCGGAAGTGCGGGTCAAGGATCTTGAAGAACTCCTCTTTGTTTTCCGGCTTGAGGCCGACAATCGACATGCCACCGAAGTGGTTGTATTCGATCTGGGCGTATCGGTCGATGAAGGCCGACTTTGCCGGGTAGGTCTCCGGTGCAATCGCGTGCATGATCGACCACAGGTCACCAGGGTGGTTCGCCACGGGCGTGCCAGTGAGCGCCCAACGGTATTCGACAGTCGGACCGTGGAACACGTTCCAGATGGCGCGCGTCTGCAAGGCGTTCGGGTCCTTCACCCGGTGCGCTTCGTCAAGCACGCACACTCGGAACGGGATGCGGTTGAGTTCCTTTTCATGTACCTCGCAGGCGGACTCTTTCAAGTCCGGCGTTCCCGGCTGTGTCTTCGTCTCGCACTCCATGCAGCGCTTGAGGCGCGTCGAGCCGTATGAGGACAGGCGGGAGTGCAGCTTCATCGCTTCGATGTTCACGATGATGACGGCGTTGTCCGCTTCGGCAGCCTCGTCGATCTGGACGCGTCGCTTCGCGGCGCTGCCCTGGATCACGAACGGGTTCGCCTCAGGCAGCCATCGCTTGATCTCGCGTTCCCAGTTCCGTTTCAGTGAGTTGGGGCAGACGATGAGAGCGGGGTACGCTTTGTCCATAGTATCCGCTACGCGTAGGGCTGCTAGGGTTTGTAGGGATTTTCCCGTACCCATTTCGCACCCCATGAGTGCGTTTGTCGCTTTTACGAGGAAGTCACGGCCGGGAACCTGGTACGGGTACAGGATGTCATCGTGGTCATTGGAGAACTCAGAACGCTCACCAAGCGACAACGCTTCACGCAGTGCCAGCACTTCATCGCGCCTGCCCCGCTCCGAACGCGCCCAAGCGGCGATCTCCGGCTCGACCACGATTCGATCCCCGAACAGCTCACGCAGCACGATGCACGCGGCGTACGACTTCGGCAGCGTCCAGCGCTTGTTCTTCCGATCCCACTTCTTGCCGGGGATCATCTTGATCTGATAGGAGTCGTTCCACAGCGTTTCGTCGGGTTCGCCATCCGCCTTGCGGCTGAACAAGACGATGCGGTCGTTTTCAACCAGCTCGGCATAGATTAGGTTCATCGTTTATCCTTCCGTCGTAGGTTCCATCTTAGCATCCCGCACCAGTTCTGACCAGCGGGGATAGTCAACGTCCTTGAGGAGCGCGAACGCCTGTCGGGCGGCGTCGTTGGCATGGCGCATTCCGGGCGTTGACCACCCGATGGAACGCAGCATGTCATCCGAGGCGAACTTAAGGTTCGCCTTCGCGTACTGGCGAACGTCGGTCACGCCGTGAAGCGCGGCGATAGCTTTCACCATGCCGGTGACCTCAAGCGCTTCGGTCTGCTGCGACAGCTTCGCAGTTTTCGGTGTGATGATGTAGCGCTCGATTGCCACGTGGATGTTCTCAGGTGGCGTGATACGGCACCACCCGACCATCTCGTTCCAGAACCGATCCGGGAACGTGTCGGCTTCAATGTGCAGCCCTTCGAACCACGGGTATAGCTTCTCAGTCGCTCTGTTAGCGACGAAACCAGGTGCGGGCATCCCGGAATGCCAGGTGTACACGCCGGTCATGAGTCCGGGATCGACCCCTATGATAACTTTTTCGCTAAATGTCATTTCGTAGCACATCTTTCTACTAGATGTCGGATTTCTCGGCCCAGCGCTTGGCCGTTGCGCCACCCGCTGTGAGCGGTAGGGACAACAGGGTGTTGTCATTCATCACGTCTTGCATGGTCGCGATCGCGTCTGGTACCTGATCGTCCGGAACGTCAGCGATAGCCTCATCGTGTACCACGAGGGCTAGGTAATCACCCAGACCGGCCGCGTCGAGTTCGAGGAGTTTCATCTTCATGATCTCCGCTGCCATTTTTTGGATTTGGTGGTTGACCAACTGGTACATCAGGTTCGGGTTGTGGCACAGCGACCGGCGTCCGGTAAGCGGCGAGATCACGTACCCCATCCCTTCATCGCGGTACCGCCGCCTGGCAACCTGTTGGATGGCATTCTGGAACGCAGGCACTCCAGGGTAGCTACTGGCGAAGTCCCGTGACAGCTGCTCGATTTCGGCAAGTGGGCGCTTCGTCGTGGTCGCGAGCGTGTCGTTGCCCGAACCGTAGATGGTGGCGTAACCGTACGACTTCGTAACGTTTCGCCTCGGGTCCTTTTTCGTGATCGTCTCGTCCTGGTACACCTTCCGCGTCAACGTCACGAAAAAGTCTTCATCGCTCGCGAACGCCTCGAACAGCCCTGGGTCCTGGGACAAATGCGTCATAATACGCATCTCGATTTGATCGAAGTCGAACAGCAACAGCGTGTGACCTGATGAGGCAACGATGCAGTTCCGGGCGATCATGCTCAACGGATCGTCAGCGTTGACGCGGGTAAGCTGCTGCAAGTTCGGCTCACTCATGGACATACGGGACGTTTTGACTCCGAACGCTCCGGCTTTCTGCTCGTTGAACCCGAGCGGGTTGATCGACGGGTGGATACGCCCGTCGTACTCCGAGTACTGCAAGAACCTCTTGAGGTACACCGAGTTGATTTTCTCCGCTTTAGACCGGTATTGCAACAAATGCACCAACGGGTGGTCAATGCCTTCAAGTGCGAACTTGTCTAGTGACCATGCGCCCCCGTCCGTACGCTTCCACAGCGGCACCTTATCGTCCACGAGACGGTCAATCACCTGCTGAGCCGAACCGAGACTCACGCCGAACTCGTCATGACCGCGCTTCGTGAGGTCTTCATGTAGTTGTGTCAGTTCGTCGCGGCGATCTTGGGTGTACTCGCGGTCGCAGGCTACGCCCTTCTTTTCCATGCGGTCAGTGAGGTTCCCTGTGGCTACCTCAAGGTCATACGCCTTTGAGGCGGTCGGCAGGACGTTCGGTGCGTGGTGCTCCCACAGGCGCACCGTCAACACGGGGTCGAGTGCTCCGTAAAGCCAAAACACGGCACAGGGACCGGTCGCAGTGATCGGGATCGTTCGCCACGTGTACCCGC